ACTCCCAAGAACTCGAAGACCAACACTTTTGCTAAGCTTCAGGCTATAGCGAAAATTGTTCTTGGTGACGGCGCTTCTGAAGCAAGAGTTGCCCATTTCATTTTCACCTCGTTGTGTAAGGGGTATATTCGTATTACTGATTTTGGTGATGACACAGTGTTCTCGGTCATTCGTGGTGTCCACGAAGGGTGGAATTTTGATCTTGTATCCAATGCTTCCATGGCTAAGGCATTGGCGGAGCTTGGGTTCAAGTATACTGACGAGCAGAAGAATTCAGACTTTTCGCAGGAGGTTGATAGGACCATATTCGACGTTTCTTTCCTTAAGAGGAGAGTGCGTGACTCAGAAATAGGTCTGGTCGCCTACTTGGATATCGATACCATTTTGCAAAACATCCAATGGATGAAAATGGGACCCGAGGAATTGGACGTGTGGGCAGATAAGCTCGAGAATTTCCTCAATGAGCTAGCTGTCCACCCAGATGCGGTCTGGGATGAGTACTACCCCAAACTTATGGGTGCATACTATAGGGCTGTCCCCAACGGGGATTTTTCCTTTTCCCCGACTCGATTGGAACGCATGAAGAGGTGGCGTACGCGCTCCCTGCTCATGGGTACGTTTTGTGAAGAGGAGCCTCACCGCGAGGACAATCAAATCCACGTACTCGGTGACAGCATGGCTGAAAACCCGTTGCGTGTGTCACACGATTTAGCTTATAATGCGGCCCAAGGAGATTTGCGTCTAGCAGGCGATCGTGTAGAAGGGGCCGAAAGGAAGGACGCGTTGCCCTTGGGATCTGAAGCCTACAACAACGCCCACACACAAGGTCCATGGTTGGTCGGCCATGGTGCCCGGAGTAAAGCCCGGGATATCTCGACATCAAATAATGATATGAACAATACCCTTGCCATGGGTGAAACTGGCCAGGACGGCGTAGGACTTGTGCATACCGCGCCCGCCTTGACTGCTGCACGTGATTCCGACAGGGAACTGGACCCTAAGATCGCTATGCAATATGCACCTAACGAAATTGGTACTGTGGCTGATTACCTGAATAAGCAAGTCCCTGTGGATGACTTTAATTGGTCAACTGCCAATGGTATTGGTCTTTTGAAAATTGATAAAGAGTCCTGGGACTACGTTTCAGGCACCAATCTATGGATTGAGAAATTGACGGGTTTTTACGGAGTTAGGGCTACTTTGTGCCTTAGGCTTACCATTAATGGAACGCCTTTCCACAGTGGTCGCCTTCGCCTCTGTTATTACCCTGATGCTTCCTCGTCGAACAATAAGTACCGCAGCCACACATTCAATTTTGTGTCCTTGTCTCAACTTCCAGGTGTTGAGATCGAAGCAAATGAGTCTAGCGTTGAACTTAAGATCCCGTATGTCACGGTTTCTAGGTTCATTGAGCTTACGTCTAGCAAGCGCTCTTGGGGCCGTATTTTTGTTGCTGTTGCGGCCCCACTTGCAACCGGGCCCGATGGTATTCAAAGTGTCAACTGCAGGCTCTGGGCCTGGATGGAAGATGTTGAGCTCTTTGGGCAGACTCATCAATTTGTCACGCAGGGCCCCCGCAAACGCCTGGCCCCGTCCGATGCTGAGGGAACACCAGTTGCCAGTTTCCTTTCGGGCTCGGCTAAGGCTGTTGGTTCCCTTAGTGGCATTCCAGCGATTGCCGCGTACGCGGGCCCCACGGCGTGGGCTCTAAACGTTGCTTCTGGTATCGCTTCTGCCTTCGGGTGGAGCAAGCCAAATAGCAAGGCCAGTGTTGCCCGTGTGACCAACAATCCAACTGCGGTCCTCGCCAATTGCAATGGAGAAGACCCAGCCCATATGCTTTCACTTGATGCTGATGCAAAGTTGAGGGCCTTGACTGATGTTGCACCTAGTGGGCAAGATGAGATGTCAATTAATTACATTAAGCGACAATGGAGCTACCTTAACGTTTTTACGTACTCGGCTGGTTCCAGTCTCACAGACCCTATCTATGAACTTAGTTTTGTCCCTCAAAATCTTGGCCTCTTTATTTCGCCCACTTTGAATTTCATTACGCCTGTTGCATATCTTGCACGGATGTTTGCTTTTTATCGTGGCGGGTTGGAAGTCAAGATAAAGTTTGCCAAGACGGCGTTACACAGGGGTAAGCTTCAGGTTTCTTATGTGCCTGGACCCGTCCCTGTCACTAATACGCTTAGTCAGGCGGCTTACTTGCACAGGACTGTCATCGACCTTGCAGAGGGTGGTGAAATTTGTATCGCCTTCCCGTATATGCTTCCGGTTGACTATATGGAGACTAGTATCCCGTTTGGCAGGATGTATGTCCATGCCGTTACTGGTCTCAATAACCCAGAGACAGTTTCTGCCAATGTGCAGTGCTCCGTGTACGTGCGTGCCATGGAGGATATGCACTTTGTTCAGCCAATGACTGCAAACTTGATCCCTTACAATGACGCAATCGTCACTCAGGGTCCAAACGACTTGATCAACACCGGTGAAATCGACTGTCACACTGTCGGAGACACCGTGGATCCCAACATGGACGTGGCATTTGCGGAGTCAAGCGCTTCCGAGGTGGTGACATCTCTTGCGCAACTCCTCAAAAGGTTCGTGCACGTCGGCTTACCGTTTACCGGCTTCGGTTATTTCAGGTTTTATCCCTGGGCTAACAAAGGCCGGTTTACTGTGGCCGGCGATTCCATCGACACCAGTTACCACTCCTATGTTATGTCGCCTTACGCCTTCTACCGTGGAGGCGTTAAGCTCAAGTTGACCCTGAATAACGGTCTTGTCAACACGTCGGACGCGCAAAAGCTCAGTCGCATCAATGCCTGGTTCCGCCCCACTGGGGCGCCCAGCGTCTTCACGATGAGCCCTGTTGTGCCAGACCCTAACACCGATGACCGCGGGTATTTAGCCGAGACTGAGGCTTTTGGTACCGCTACTGCGCTTATAGTGCAGGTGCCTTATCAGAATGCCTGGCGCATGGCGCCTAACCGGCTTTATAATCTCGCGGCGGACGTGCCTGGGTTTGATCAACCGCGAGGCGCAGTTGTGGCCTCCGCACCCTCGGGTGTTGGCGGTCTTGCACGTGCCTATGCGGACGACTTTCAGCTCCTCTTTTTCGTCGGCTTGCCGATGATGGAGGTGCGTTGATCTTTGCCTTTCACTTTCTTGTTCGCGTGGTAGAAATGCCATGCGCCTTTGATTTTCTCATGATAGAACTCTCTATGAGAGTTGGCAACCGTGAGGTGTGTCGGGCAGTTGAAGAGATCACCGTTTAAAAGCGGTAATCTTGTTTTCCGGAGACATCCGGTTTGCAAGATCTTTTTCTCTCCCA